TACGCTAGCGAAACGACCGGGTTCCGGTTGACCCCTGTCGTTTCGCTAGCGTAGGGGTGGGCTGTGGCGTATTGCGCCACGTTGGGTCCGAGGTTGCCCATTCCTTGCGGGCTCCCAGGGTTCTGGGCGGAATATTTCAGGAGATCGTTATAGGCCGCCGGAATCTGGCCCGCGTTGTGTAAGGCCACGCCAGGGGTAAGCGCCCCAGGAAGGACGCCGAAGCCATTCCCGACATTGTTGATCTTCTGGATGGGCAGGTTGGAATAGAGGTCGGACAGGCGAGGATCTTCGTTGATCGCCTGCTGTATCGCTGGCGCAATCGCTGGGCCTGACCCATTCGCCGCCCACTGATCGGCCCGCGCGACATATTGGTTGGGCGCGAGGTCGCCTACCGGGCCATAAGGGCCGGTCTGCCCCTTGTAGTTGATGCCCGGAGACGCGCCAAACTTGGCGGTTTGCGCATCCTGGTTCTTTTGCGCTTGAGCCGCCCAGTCCTCTCCCGAAGCCCACGAACCGTCCGCATTCTGCCCTTTAGGCAGCGCCGAGCCGACCTGATACGGAGTGGCGCCTGGGGACTGGAGCGTCCCCCACTGGCTATTGGCCGCATCGTGAGCCTGTTGCTGCATCTGGAGCCAAGGGTCCTGGCTCGGCGCCGCTGGTGTTTGCGCCTGCGGGCCGGTTTGGGCCTGACCGGTAAGAAGTTGGATGAGGGTGGCGTTAAGCCCCCCTGCACTCGCGTCTGGGTTCGGCGCGGGAACGCCGGCCGCTGGTGCTGACGTGCCCATTAAGCAATCCCCATTTCAAGCTTGCCGTAGTCCACGGCCAGGAACCCGCTGGCGTCTCTCACAACGGCCTCGGGCTTCACCCACAACACCTCCTGGGCCATGACGCCGAGATGGACGGCCTGATCCCAGAGGTAGCGGAAGAGGTAGACGCCGAGCCCATCGGGACGGGCGCCGACCTTCTTGACGTCGCGCTTCAAGCGTTCGTCCGAGAACGCCATTATGCCGGCCGAGCCGAGCCCAAACAGACCGCTGAGCAGGCTGTTGTTCTGCTGCATCTGCGAGTTGTAGGCGTTCTGCTGCTGCTGGGCCGCCAAGGACTGCGCCCCCAGGATATCCGTGGGCGCAACCTGCGTCGGGGTGTAGCCCGGGCCGCTCGGAAGCTGCACCTGGCCCAGGCCCAAAAGGCCGATCAGCTGGTTGATCGGCAGGTTCGACGCCTGGAGCTGGTTGGCGAAGTTCTGGTTCTGGGCCGTGTTCCCGAACTGCGCCGTCTGGAGCGCTTGGTTGAAGGCGTTCTGGTCCATCCCCAGCGCCTGGGCGTATTGCTGCGCCTGGGCTGCGTTCTGGAACTGGCCGTTGGCGTAGGCCATCTGCCACTGCTGTAAAGCGGCCTGGTTCTGAGCCTGCTGGCGCGCCTGCTCCTGGGAGAACTGCTGCGCCTGCGCCTGGTTGGCGAACTGCGCCTGGGCCTGGTTCTGCGAGAACTGCTGTCCCTGCGCCGCATTGGCAGCCTGCATCGCCGCGATCTGGCGCGTAGTGTCCTGCGACAGGGCGTCATTGCCGAATTGGGCCAGGGTCTGGTTTTCGCCGAACTTCTGGGCCTGCGCCTCGTTGCCGAACTGCGCGGTCCCGAGGGCCTGCTGATAGCCTTGCTGCTGCGCCTGGTTCTGGAACTGTGCGAGGTTCTGGTTTTGGGCGAACTGCTGAGCCGCTGCGGCGTTCTGAAGATCCGCCGCGCCCATGGCCTGCTCATAGCCCTGTTGTTGGGCTTGGTTCTGGAACTGCGCGCCCTGCTGGGCTTGGGTGTAGGCCTGCTGCTGAGCCTGATTGCCAAACTGCCCCGCCTGAAGGTTCCGATTGAAATCAGCCAAGGCCGCGTCATTGCCGAACTGCGCCAAGCCCTGGTTCTGGGCGTATTGCTGCCCGGCCGCCTGATTGGCGAATTGGCCCTGCTGAAGCTTCTGATTGAAGAGGGTGTTCTGTTCGTTCGCCCCCTGTTGGATCGCAGAATAAAGGGCCTGGTTGTAGGCGTCGTTCTTCTGTCGCCCCAACACGTCCTGGGCGTTGCCATAGGCGGCCGAGTTGATGCCGATGCCCTGATTGGCCAGCCGGACGTCGAGCTGGTTCTGGGCCTTTCCGTACTGCGGATCGAGCCGCGAAACCGCCTGCTGCCACACAGAGTCCGAGACCGCATTGCGGTCCTGGGTGAAATCGGTCGGCCCTACCGCGCTTTGGAGACTGGTGTTCTGAAAGCTGCTCTGAAGCGGGGCTCCGGTGTTGATGCTGCTCTGAAGCCCCCCCGGCGTGTTGTACGAGCCAGTGATCGAAGGCTGCTGGCCGATGGACGACGTGATGGACGAACTTCCAGGGCTGAACGATTTGGTGATGGGGTCCACCCCACCAATCGACGTTCCGACGTTGCCGCCCTTGTCGAACGAGGTCTGGAATTGCTGGTTGGTGTTGATGCCCGTCTGAAGGGGTCCCGATCCGGAGAAGCCGGTGATCTGGCTCCCGGCGTTTCCGATGGTCCCGTTGAGTTGGGGCGCGCCGATATTCGACACGATCTGACCCGGATTGATCGGGTTGCCGTGGTAGTCGAGGGACATCTGGAGGTTGGGCGACGTGGGATTAGATTCCAACGCGCTCTGGACTCGACCGATCTGATCTTGCGTCAGCCCCAACGCCAGCTTCTGGGCGTTAGTCAGGCTGTTATACATCTGCTGCTGATCGGCGCTCAGCGAGACGTTCTGAGTATACCCGCCCGGTGAATTAGGGTCCTGGTTGTATGTAATCGACCCGTATGGGGTCTGAGAGTTAATCAGGTTAAGCTTTTGCTGCTGCGTCGCCGTGTTGATATTGGCCGCGCTTTGAGCGTTTGCTGTGGCGACCGGATCGATTGGCGTCGGAGGCGCGGGTGTTGACTTGCCGATGACTAAATCTCCACTTGGCTGGAGAGACGGCAAGCGCTATAATTACCTCCATGAAACCGATGGAAGAGCGCTTTTGGCCCAAAGTTGCTGTTAAAGATCCCGGCGATTGCTGGGAGTGGACGGCAAACTTGAACAACAAAGGGTATGGGTTGTTTCGCCCGGGGGGCACCGCTCCTAAGCGGCTTGCTCACCGCATCTCGTATGAGATGGCGAACGGCCCCATTCCAGAGGGCCTTCACCTTCTGCACAATTGCGACAACCCGAAATGCGTCAACCCGGCCCACCTGCGCCCAGGCACTCGCGCCGAGAACATGCAGGACGCCGTCGCTCGCCGTCGCTCGGGGTGGTTCGTCCACCCCGAGCGCTACAAGGGCGGATGCCCTCCCCGCCTCACAGGCGAGGCCAACCCCAACGCGCGACTTACCGTCGCCACGGTTATTGAGGCACGACGCCGCGTCGCTTCTGGCGAGGGGATTTGCGCCGTTGCTCGGGACCTTGGCGTTGATAAGAAGACGCTCCGTCACGCGGTTGATGGCGTAACTTGGGGTCAGGTCGCCGCTTGACGTGCGAGACGGGACGCCGGTCGTTGAACCGGTTGAACTTCCACTCGGAATCCAGGAGGCCCCAGACCACAGCATCGTCATCGCCAAGTCCCTTGCGGATGACGCCCTCGGGGCGAAATCCAAACGTTTCAAGGAACCGTGATGCGCTCGTCGGCTTGGCCGGTGTGATCGCGGTGCATCGAACGACCTTAAGTTGGTCGAACGCGTATCGGAAAATCTCAGATATTATGGGTTTCGTCAACCACTTGGGGCTTTCCGCGGCGCAGGAAACCTCGATTGACCTGTAATGTGGATGGTAATTGTGCCACACCACCCCCCCGATAGGTGTTTCGTTGCTGTCCACGATGCCAACTGCGACACATGGTCCGAAATCTGGATTGTGGGCCATCTGTGGAATGTGCAGCGCGACCCACTTCGCGACGAGCTGATCCTTGCCGTAGACGACCCTCATGGTATGCTCTTTAGGCTGTGGCGGCGCGGAAGGCAGACGCGCAGGGACGGGAGACATAGCCCTATCAGCCCGGATGCGGCCGAGTTCTTACACATCCAGCCAGAGTTGCGACCGGTCCACAGCATCAGAGCTGCCCCCCCGGCTGGAACAGCACGTTGGCGCTGATGAACTGAATCTGGGCGTCCACGGGCTCGCCGGAGTCTGTCGCGATGGTATAGCCGTCCCCGGTCCCAACCAGGTCCCCGTCCCCGATAGCGAGTTCCGAGACGATGCCGGCCTCCAGCATAAGGGCCGCCCGCATTCTGACCGCCCCGCAGTAGCCAAGCCCGGTTACCGTGGTCCAGTTCTCCTGGATGCGAAGCGTCAGGGATCGATCGATGATCGTGGTGGGGACCGCGACCGGTTCGCGCTCATGGAAGTCCACCAGCATCTCCACCGCCGGCTTGATGTTGGCCGTGGTGTTCAGGGTCGGGCGAAGCATGGTGAACCGCTTCTGCCGTCCCCGATCCCCGAAGTAGTTGAATGCGGTCTTCAGGTCGGCGGTTAGGGTGACCCCGGCGTCGGTGACACCCGTATCCCAACGATAGACCCCTGATGGCGACCCGAAATAAGGGTTGTCGTCGGCTATGGCCCAGCAGATCGCGTTGAGCCCGGTAAACCTGCACCAGGAGCCGGTCTGGAGGTTTTGGACGTACTGCTCCGCCTCGGTGAGATCGACCGTGGGGATGTTGTAGATGGCGAGCGACCCCTTCTGGTAGGCGATGCCGAACCAGCCGAAGTTGTCCTGATAGGACTGGGTCGCCTGAGAAAAGGCGTTCTGGATTTTCGCGGTGATCGCGACGGTGTTCTCCTGCGCCCGATCAACCCGGAGGGCCTGGGAAAGCGGAATGACGCCTACGGTCGTCAGGAGGTTGAGGTCGCCGCCGAACTTGAACAGGGCTCTCCGGCCAAGCGGAATCCCCACATGATAGACCCCGGACAGCACCCAGTTGGTATCGTCCGCCGGATCGGTCCCCTGATAGACCGCGACCTCCCCCTGATCGGTGATGAAGACGATCAGGTCGTCCACCCCCGTCCCGTTATCCAGCGTCCATGTGCCGATGCATTGGAGGCTTCCCCCCAATTGGAACACCGGCCCAAGATCCAATAGCTGGGCCTCTCCCTGGATCGCGTTGACCTCCAGGAACCAGACCCGCAGGCTGTCCTTCTCCACGAAGAACAGGCGTCGCTTGTGCATCTCCACGTCGATCAGGTTCGACGACGTCAGGATGATGGACCCTGAGGTTCCGGTGATCGGCAGGGTGGCCCAGCCGGACCCATTGTAGCGAAAAGGCGTGTCCTCGCCGTTCACGCAGATCAGGAACTGGCCCCCGTCATTGGCAAAGTTGCGAAACTGGACCCGGCTATTGGAAAGTCCGGTGTAGACCGGGCTTTCGAACGCCGCCCCCTCCGAGGTGGCGTCGTAGACATCCCCATCGGACACCGCGTAAAGCTCGTCGGGACTCGACCCCCGATAGGTCATCAAGGTCTCTACAGGACCCGGAGCGCCCGTCACCCAAGCCCGGGTGCCTTTACGTATTTCCACGTAGGCCGCCCGCGGAATCCAGTTGTCGAGGATCACCGCGTCCGATGGCTTCATGTCCGCCAGGGCCGAGCTGGCGTTCCACCCCCCAACGGGGGCCGGAACCGACCTTCCCACCGCTGTTTGCGACTGGCTGGCGTTGGTGCGCTGCGCTTGCCGCACCCGTCCAAGTGCTTGCCTGATCATACCGCTGTCCAGACCCCGGCTTCAAGTTGATACAAAACACCCGCCTGCACAAACAACTGACCTTCTATTGCGTCCACCGGGAAATCATCTCCGAAGAACGGTTGCGCTCTTTGCAGCGCATAAAGAATGGCGTTGAGTTGCCTGCGGAATATCTCCATGTCCTGGATGATCGGGATCAGCTCATTGGCTGGGCGCCCGAACTCGACCGAGGGGGCGTAGCCAGTGATGACTAGCTCGCCGAGGCCGGGACTAACCGCTGTTCCGCCCGTATCCGCGAGGACAGGCGCATAGCCGGTGATGACCAGTTGCCCGCGCCCCGGGACGATCACCTGGGCGTTCTTTACGGTTGGCGCGTAGCCCGTGATGACGAGCTGGCCCACACCAGGCGAGACAACGCCATCGGCTGTGACGGCCGGCGCGTAACCGGTGATGACCAGGGCTCCGACGTCCGGCTTGATGACCGACGTGAACACCAGCGTCGGCGTATAGCCGGTTATCGTCAGGGTCCCCACGCCTGGGGTGACCGTGTAGGGTCCCGTTAAGAGCGGCGCGTAGCCGGTGATGACGAGCGTGCCGAGGCCGGGCGTGACCACTCCGGCCGATACCGTGGCCGGGGCATAGCCGGTGATGACCAGTGTCCCCAAGCCTGGGGTTATGGTGGTGGTGGCCCCGCCGGGCTGGTTGAACAGCAGGAGGAGAGACATGGCGCCCTCCTAAGCGGCGTAGGCCCACTCATAGCCGCGACGAACCCCTGGCGGGTTGGCCTCGACGGCGAGCGTCCCGCCAGTAGTTAGATTGCGCCCGTTGCCGCTGAGGTCGAGCCCGACATTCGCGGCCGCTGGCGCAAGGATGGGATACCAGGAGTTCAGGTTGGCCCACCGCTTGGGCTGATAGCTGTATCTCTCAGTGACGAGTTCGTTTGCAGTGAGAACCGCGTCCCAAATCTTTAGGTTGGAAATCCGCCCATTGAGGAAGTCCTGATTGATCGGCCCATCGCTGCCAACGTACACGTTGGTTACTGTGGCAGGGGTGGTCATCGTAACTGCCGCGGTGACCACGGTGCTTGAGTTGATCCCCGACCACGATGCGTTGACTTGGTTGGCGCCCGTTCCGGCCCCGGTGATCGTGACGTAAGCCCACGAGGCTACCGCTGGTCGCGAGCCGAACGCAGCATGGACCGTTCCGCCATTGGTCCAGAGTTCAAAAGTTCCACCGTCCGATACTTTGAACCACGCAAAACCCGCGACGACAGCGCCCGTCGTGTCGATCAAGCCAAACGGAATGCATGTCGCGTCAACGCTGACGTAAAGCCAGAACGACGCAGAGAAGTTCGTCGGCGACGGCAGGCCAGTCGTTCGGGTCAGATAATCTGTCGCAGCGTCGAACCGGACTGACATCAGATGTATTGGAAGTTGAGGCAGGTGATATCGCCGGACGCGACCGCTGCGGTGCTGTTGTCGGCGGCGGCTGTCGTCAGCCCAAAACCTATGCCCGTGGCGAAGCTGTAGTTTACCGGGATGTTGAACACCCCATAGGGCGGCAGGACGAAGGTATGCGTCGGCGTATCGGTCCCAACCGTGGGCGACGTCGCTTTGTTGTAGAGCTTTAGGTAAGCGATCGTCCCCACTGCATTGTAGCCGATGACGTTCAACAGTATTCCAGCGCTCCCCTTGACGTTGGTCCCGTTGGTGCTCGCGGCGGAGGACAGCAGGCGGCTGTTGCTGGTCGCCGGCCCGGGAGTCAGCCCGATAAGTGTCGTGAGCCGCTGGGCGATGCGCTGTGAGCGCCCGTTAAGGCCGCTGGAGGCGGTATCGGTAGCGGGGGCGGTCTCGGTGAGGCTGCCGATGACATCGACCGCGTTGCCCCCCCGGTCGCCAACTGTGACAACCTGGCGCTCAACCCCAGATCCAATGTCGATGGATTCGACCGGGACGCCCGTTCCCGGAAGGGTGACGTTATTCGACATCGCCGCCCCCTTAGGTCTGCGTCAGGGTGAAAATGCCGGAGGCGTTGTATTGGATGGTCAGGGTGCCAGCCAAAGGCGAGACTGAGCCGCCGCCGGTGTCGGCATCGAAGAAGGCCAGCAAGGGGCTGTTGGTCACCGATGAGGCGTAGATGATGCCGTATTTGAAGGTGATGCCGGCGGAGAGCGTCCATGCCGTATCCGCGGCGTCGAAGGTGACCGTTCCCGAAGAGCCGGACCAGGTTACGGACCCAAGCGTCGCCCCGCCGGCCGTGTAGCCGCTGGCGGTTGGAAGCTCATTGGTGAGATCCGAATAGCGACAGTCCGTCGAGGTCCCGGCGAAGTTGGCCGCGATGGCTTGGGACGACGTCGTGAGCGCGATCTTGAACGTGTTGCTGTCAAGATCGAATGTCCCGTTCGCCAGTTTCGGGCGTGCGAGGTTGAATACCGTGAAGACCCCGGCGGCCATGGTCTTAATCCCCTATGCTCGTTCTCCTTTCTCGCTGTGTTGCGGTAGTATGATACCGGATAAACGGCTAAGCTGCTATGGGCTCAGCCGCCGGGGAAATTGCCCAATGGAAGGTTCGGAAAGCCGAAGCTGTTGTAGAGCGTCCGCCCTGTGACATCCAACTTTGTCGCCCCCCCGTCCCTGGACATCATCTGCTGAACCTGCCGCTGGTAGGTGTCGAAGTCCTGGGAATAGTCGAGGCCCTTCGACTTGAGGAACCGCCAGCGAATTCCGAGACGAAACAGAACGTCAGGAAGCAGGGGCGTATCGGTGTCGGCGGTGAAGGTCGCCTTCAGATCCCCGTTTGCCGCTTGGACGTAGTTCTTGGAGACGTACTCATAGGCGATCTCGTTATCGGCGGCTGGCGTTGGGGTGATCAGGAACGCCCCGTCCCTTTGACGGAACGCCAAGTAGACAAGGTTGAGCTGCGGCTGGGCCTGGATCGCCTGCCACATCTGCGGCGTGATCGGCCCCACCATCTGCAAACGCGTGGTGCGGTTGAAGAAGCTGTTATCGATGAAATGATCCAAGTCATCAGGGACCGCATCGACCTGGACCGGATCGGCGACGGTGTAGAATATCTTCTGCTGGGTCAGGACCTGCCAGTCCTTATCACCGTTGGTGGAAAGCTCTTCGCCTTCCTCGATGGCGAGTTGGTAGAGGAGCTGCACTTGGGCGTCGGGCGAGTCCACCACCTCATCCGGGGGCTCCAGGGAGAGCAGTCGGCAGCTTTGCCGGACGATGGTGAGGAGATCAGCCACGGCGAGCCTCTTCGAGCATGGCGCGGAGCCTGGGCAGCCCGGCCATGTGATGGGGGTTGAGGCCTAGCCGCTGGAGTTCCTGGCGGATGCGGGCCTTTTCGTCGTCAATCGTGGGCGGGGCCTCCCCAGCGGCGCGTTCCGCCTGGAACCGGCGCCACTCGCCCTCGTATTCGATCTTGTCCTTTTCCTTTGCGGGATAGGGGCCGATGATCGAGGAGGCGTCGAGGCCGATCTGGAACATCACCACGCCGTCTCGTTCGAAGAACACAGGGCCGGGCTTGAACCCGATCTCTCTCCGGGCGACCCCGCCGACGTTGATTGCGGCTTCGCTCATAGTTCACCCGGTTGTTTAGCGCTGAGCGCCTGGAGCCTCGCTACGGCAGCGGTCAGATCCTTGATGGTGTTGGCCTGCACGCCCTGCTCTTCCTTCAGGCGCTCGTTCTCGGCCTGAAGTCGCGAGACGACGGCCCCCCCAGCGGCATTCTCCAGCCAATTCTTGGCCTTGTCGCGCAGGGTGCGGCCACCGAGCCCTAGGTTGGGCAGGATGCCGTCGTGGACCTCGGCGAGCTGTTCCACCGTATGGATGTTGATGGCCTTCAGGTTGGCGACGGTCGCCGGGGTCATCGGCGGCCACTCCTCCAGCGGCGTTCCTTCGGCCGGAATCGCCA